CAGCATCCCAAGTAAATGTTTTACCATTAAATATAGTTGCAACTAATACTTCACCAAAGTTATCAAGACTCCAGTTTCCTGGTGCCAGAACCACATTACTTGTAGATCGTTCAGTGCCCCAAGTAGAATCATTCCATAAATAAGTTCCCCAACCATAACCAATTGTTTGAGTTGTTGGTCCAATTATAACATAAGGATTAATTGTAGCTCCCCCTGTTCCAGATGAAGCACCAGCCACAGCTGCAATAGGAGTTTGAATAGTAAAAGTATTATTAGTTACAGTTCTAATTTCAAAAGCTCCATCAGTAAACGTTGATGAAGATGTAAATCCATTAGGAGTTACAACGCTTGTGAAAGTAATGTATCTACCAACAGCTAAATTATGTCCTGCTTTATTTACTGTAACAATATTTGAACCTTCAACAGTGTCAAAGTCAGCTCCAGTAATTGCTGTATCTAAAGGAGTGATGTCATAAAATGCCTCTCCATAATATAAAAATAAACCTTGAGACGTTCCTATGGCTGTATATTTCTCACCTTTAAAACTACTAAAAGCAAGTTGTCTTCTAGCAGCACCTGGTAAAGTTTCATTAGCAACGGTAAGTTGTTCCCAACCACCTATTTTTTCAGGTAAACCATATCTAAATCTTACAAAGTCTCCATCTACCCATTCACTTTCAGCACCTGATTCAGTAGCTTGTTTATTAAATCCTGGTTTAAAATTGAGTTTCTGTAACATAACCTAGTATTATATAGGGTTTTTATTATTTTGGTAGTATTATATTCTACCCTAGTTTAGATAGCAAATCTTCTAAAGAGACTATTTTAGGCTCTTATTTTTTATTCGTAGTTTATAACTATAGTAATTCTTAAATTTGTGTCTGTTTGTGAAGCACTTTTATGTTCTTGACTCCCATCAAACAATAAAATTCTATTAGCTTTAGACTCAATCTTTTTTCCATTTTTAAATAAAGTATAACCATTGTTAGTATTTAAATAAAATAAAGCAACTTTATGTGGTTCCTGACAATCAATATGAAAGCCATGTTCAAGTATTTTTAATTTCTTTTGATAAGCATTTATTTTAATTCTTATAATTTTTTTAAATTTTAAACCACCCAATAAAGGTATAGCTATGTCATTAAAATAATTACTTGTTTGATTAAGTTCATTATATAATTTATGAAAATAAAAATAATCACCCACATCTTTATCGTCGGATATATGTGGTGAATAATACCAGGGAAAATAATTTCCCATTAGTATATTTTCAATTTTTTCCAATATTGGTTTCTCTAAATAATTATCTATAATTTTCATTGCTTTCTTTATATCTTTTTATTATTTCTTTTGGAATATATTTCATTACATTATATTTAGAACTTTCTATTGATTCTGTTTTAATAGTATGTAGATTGAATTTATGAACTGAATCATCATATTTTATATTATTGACACTAAATTGTTTTAATGTATTTGGTAATTTAATGTCTACTTTTATGTATTCACTTAAATCTTTTAAAAAAGAATCTGTATTATTTACTAAATCTTTGTAATAAAAAATTTTATAATTTTGTTTAGTTTTTATAATATTGTCAATACTCCAAAGAGATTTACCTATGATCCCTGTATTAATGTCCAGAAGACTATATATATTCTCTTTTATTACATTTTCATCAGTACCGTTTTCTATTTGTAATCTCACAAATGAGCTAATACATTCTAAAACAGGTCTAATTAATAAAATAAATTTTGGTTCTTTAAAAATATGTTTTAGATATTTTAAATTACCTGGTGTACCCCATACGGATCTGTCAATAATTACGTCCACATTCCAATTTTCATAATATTTTTTAAAGACATTTTTAATTAAATTATCTAATGATTTATGATCAGGGAAATTTTTAAATGTAAGATGTTCTTTAAGTTTAAACAAATCATCTAAAATAAAAGGGGTGATAGAATTAGCTGTACACTTTACATTTTTATTATCGTTTATTATACTTCCTAACAAAGTATTTCCAGCTCTTGGTAAAGAACTTAAAAAATATATATCTTTCATTATTTTTATTTAATATAATTAATAAATCTTATCAAAGTGTTTGTCAATATTGATTTTGTGAGTTTGTTGACAAAATTAATATAAATGTTATTTGTTATTAAAAGAAAGAATGTTTATTTTAGCAATTCAAGTTGGACACAACTCATCCGTTTGCCTATACAAGGATAAAAAATTGATTTATTATAATCAAGAAGAAAGATTATCTAAATTAAAAAAAGATGGTGGTTTACCAATTTTATGTTTAGATCATATTAAAAAAATAACACCTAAAATAGATGTAGCTTTATGTACAGGATATGATCCAATTTATTCTGCTACTTTTATATATAATTATTTACTTAGATTATCTCTAATTGAAAAAAATAACTTAACTAAATTTTTACATCACAGTCATCATTTAATGCACGCTTCAAAAGCTTATTTTAGTTCCGGATTTAAAGATACTACAATTGTAGTGGTTGATGGTAGAGGATCTAATTATCATTTATCAAATGGGCTCCAAGGATATGAAACAACTTCAGTTTATTCTATTAGATACCCAGATCAGTTTAATGCTTTGTATAAAATTATATATGCTCCAAATTATAAATTAGAAAAAACAAAAATATTTTTTGAACACAACGTTCCGACTATATCAGAGAATACTGAATTTAAAATAACATCTAAATATGATTTAGGACATGTATATTCTTCTGTATCTAACTATTTTGGTTGGCTAAATGAAGAAGGCAAATTAATGGGACTAAGCGCTTATGGTAAACCTAATCTAACACTAAGAAACAATATGTCAGAAGATGATTTTTTTACAAATAATTATAATATAAATAGTAAATATAAAATAGATAATAAAGAAGATTTAGCTTTTGAAACTCAAAAGTATTTTGAAGATAAATTTTGCGATTTAATTGATAAATATAAAAATATTAATAAAAATATTATTATTACAGGTGGAACAGGTTTAAATGTAGTTAATAATTATAAATTAAAAAAATATTTTAAAAATAATAATATATATGTAGATCCTTTATGTGGAGATGAAGGAAACAGTATTGGAGCATGTCAATATTATTTATATACTACACAAGGTAATGACAGTTTTGAAAAAGTAACTTCCCTATATCTTGGCCCTGTTTATGATCTTAATATAAAAGAAAATATTAAAAAAAGTTCTTTTAATGAAGTTATAGATTTATTATTAGATAATAAAATAGTTGCCCTGTATCAAAATAAAGCAGAAGCGGGACCAAGAGCTTTAGGCAATAGAAGTTTATTAATGAACCCAAGCCTTGTTAATGGAAAAAATATTATGAATTCTATTAAAGGAAGAGAGTATTTTAGACCACTTGCTTGTTGTGTTTTAGAAGAACATGCAGAAGAATGGTTTGATATAAAATATTCCCCTGAAATGATGTACGCAGCCATAGCAAAAGAAAAAACTAAAAAAATAGTTCCTGCCATTGTTCATGAAGATAATACATGTAGAATTCAAACAGTGAACAAAAATCAAAATAAAAATTTATATACTCTTTTAAGTTTATTCTATGAAAAAACTAAAGTACCTATTTTAATGAATACTTCGTTTAATTTAAAAGGAGAGCCAATAGTGGAAACACCTGAAGATGCTGTTTCTGTATTAAAAAAATCAAAGATAGATTATGTTTATTTCTCTGACGAAAACAAATTAATTACTATTTATTAATAATAATATTCCAATAAAATTCTTTAGTTATTTTATCTAGATAAACTATTTTTGTTTTATTGTTTTTAAGATATTCGTGTAATTCTTCAATATCTACAATAACCCATTTATCACTGGTTTCAAAAACCATTTTATCTGCTTTTGTATTTAAATGTCCTTTTTTTCCAATGATATTATCTTTTACTTTTTGAATAGGACGTAGATCAAATTTAAATTCTTGATTAGATTTATTTTTTAAAAAACCTTTAACATCCCATAGTTCTTTATTTTTTTGAGTTTGAGTAGGAAAAGTAAATTCTTTTAAATGATTTAAAAATTTATTTACAATAGTCACTATTTAAAATTAGGGCCAGTTATCCACCCTACTAAAGAATTTCTTTCTCCTTTTGTAACGGAAGTAACTTCATGTAAAACATAACTTGGAAAAGCATAAAGCATACCTTGAGTTTTTTTAGCCACAAAAGGCTTTGGACCTGTAAACAATTTTAAATCTCCTCCTTCATAATCTGATGGGTCTGACAATTGAATAGTTAAAGATAATTTTCTAATAGCACGATTAAAACAACTATCCACATGAGTTCCGTAATGTCCTGATGGAGCTATATAATTTGTAAATTGTAACCCCTCATTAAAACCTGTTAAATCAAATTTAAAATATTGACTATTTAAAGCAGTTATACCATCTACTAATTTTCTAAAAAGCCAATTAGTATCATCGTCAGGATAAACCCATGAAATATTGCTTTCTCTTACAGAGCTTTTACCAAGTTTATTTCCAATGAAGACGGTTGCATCTTTTAATGATTGTTCTTTACCTATTTTAATTAAATATTCGCATTCTTCTTTTGTTAAAAAATTTTCTACAAAAGCATATGTATGCACATGATCTAACTTAAAACTCCAACTTGTGTTGGGAACATTCATTTTATTAATAACTTTCTCTTTTATTTTTTAATAATTATATTATAGAATCCCAACTTGAATTAGATTCATTCCAAACAAAATCAAAACTAAGATTTTCTTGAATGTGAGATCCTAACCATCTTATATTATCATTATCAAATTTTATTTGCCAAAATTTTTCAACTCCATTTTCATCAGTGTAAGACTGTATTGATGGAAAAGTTATTGGGGGATCCCAAAGACCTTGATCATTAGGTCCAACATAGTTTGAAAAAGGTTTTGGACCAACAAAAATATTTCTTACAGGATCATAAGATCCTCCTAAAGATGCATAATTCGCTCTAAATGCTTTTGATTGATCACCTTCTGTGCGATCAGCATTGTAATATTTTCCACTTCTAGTGTTGTATGAAGTTTGAAGCCAATTTGCGTTAGGTTCATTATATAAATTTTTTAAAAATTCAATACCTAATGATTCTTGTTCATTTCCATTTTCATCTGTGATAACATCATTACTTACAGCAACAACTTTTATTACCGCATTATTTTCATCTATTTTTGCAAAGTGTGCCATTATGCTCTGTAACTCCCCGATGCGTTAAAAGTTAATATTGTATCAGCACCATCTGTAGTAACTGTTGGTGAACCTGTTGTTACACCTGAATAATCAGCAGTAAGCATTCTTAAAATTATTGTGCCGTCTCCACCATTACCTCCGTTTTGACCTGAATCTCCAGGTGGAACTGAACCATTAGCGCCGGCTCCGCCGCCACCTGAACCAGTATTTGCTGTTCCAGCATTGCCAGCATCGTCTGTTCTAGCGGCTCCGCCGCCTCCAGCACCGCCAGGTCCACCAGCACCAGGGGTACCACCTCCGCCGCCTCCAGCTCTAGTAACGGCTGAAGCTGTTATTGAAGAAGATACTCCATCTCCACCCTCTGCTTGACCATCTGTATTTCCTGCTTCACCGGCTCCTCCGCCGCCTCCAGCTTGTCCACTAGGACCACTTCCTGAAGAAGGTCCTCCAGCAAAACCTTGATTAGCCGTTCCAGCTCCTCCTGAGCCACTTCCTTGATTTCTTGCTCCGCCACCTGATCCTCCGGCATCTCCGGTATCTGAACCTGCTGATGTAGAACCACCCATTCCACCTCCATCTGAGGTAACTGTGGTAATTTTTGAACCTGCTATTGATGAATCATCTCCAGGTGAGCCGCCAATAACTTGACCAGAACCTTGACCAGTAGCGCCAGCACCTCCGCCTCCGACTGTAATAGTGTAAGCTTTTCCTCCAGTTAAAATTAATGGAGTTTCTGTTGCACCACCACCACCAGAAGTTTCTGATGCATATGAATTTCTATATCCTCCGGCTCCTCCGCCGCCGCCGCCAAGCTTGTAAGAAGATCCTCCGCTTCCTCCTCCGCCACCAGCGATGACTAAATAAGAAACTTGATAAGTTTTTGCAACACCAGAAGTAATACCAAATCCCTTTGCCGATCCGGCTCCTCTAGATCCTAATATTGGCATAATCTTTCTCCTCCTAACTTATTATGCAAACTGTGTTAATGATGCTAACGCTGTAAACGTAGCTGAACCAGTTTTTATAATTGTATATGAATAAACATCTAATGAGTTAATATTTCCTTCAGTTGGAGCTTCTCCACCTTGCCATTCTGGTGTAATACTTGATCCATCAACTTGAACAGCTGAGTTGTAATAAGCAGTTCCACCTTGTTTAACAATGTGAGCTACAGTAATAGATTCTCCAGTATCCATAATTGAATCTAAAGAGTTTGATCCATCACCTCTAATATTTAATGTCCAGTTTCCTGAAGCATCTGTTGTGAAGTTCCATACAGCTTGTGTAAGAACATCATAGTTAACTGTTCCTGTAGCAGCTGTTGCTTCAGTTGTAACTTTTTCTGCAACACTTTGAATTTTACCTTGACCATTGAAAGTTGCTCTACCAGTTCCTTTTGGTGTAATATTTAAATCAATATTAGTATCACCGCCAGTAGCTGAAATAGCTGGTGCATTACCTGTAGCTGCGTTAGCTACATTAAATTCATTAACTGCAGATCCAGTTGTTGTAAAAGTAATTTGTTGATTACCATTTTCATCAATAACACCTGTATTATTATCAATAGTAATATTATTACCATTTGTATCTAAGTCTGCTGAAAGTTGTGGTGAGTAGTCAGATGATAAATCTGTGAATGCTGTATCAACAACATTAGTTCCATCAGAGTAAATCATTTTAGTGCCTTTGTCAGCAGCCGCCCAAGTTACTCCAGATCCTGAAGTAGTTTTGAAAGTTACTGTGTGAGCACCAGAAGTAGCATTATCAACTACAAAAGTTTTTTCGATAGAATCAGGGATAACAACGTTAACTGCTCCTCCAATTGTACCTGTTAATTTTAATACTTGGTTTTTACCATTTGATAAAGCACCGTTTGAAAAAGTTAAAGTTGCACCTGATGTAACACCAACTGCATCATAACCACCGATTGCTTGTTCTAGAATTAATAAGTTTGTATTTGTAATTTGTCCCCAAGTTCCAGAGTTTTCTCCAGTTGCTTGTACTGTAAGTTTTAAACTAGCTGATGTAGAGTTTGCCATAATATTTTTTCTCCAATGTTCTTAATTTATTAAAATTTTATTCAAGTGTCAAACACTTATTTATGCAGCGTTGGTATCAACCGGTTTCCATCCTGGAGGGTCAATTGGTGCTGTGCCTGGATCTACTCCGTTCCAAATCAGTATACTTGTAGCTGTTCCTAAGCCCATTGTCAACAAATTTCCTGTAGGAATTACTTTACCTGTACCTGTTGTTATTACAGTTCCAACGTTAGTAAATAAGTTAGTTAAACCTGTAATAGTAGGTATAGTATTTGCATCTAAAATAGCTGTTCCTAAGTTAGCTGATAAGCTAAATGTAACATCTGGGACCGCTAAGAAAGTTCCATTACCCCACTTAGACTCACTCCAAGTACCATTACTCCAGCCCATAGCTGTTAAGACTCTAGTAGTAGCATCACCAGTAATATTAAAATTACTTATTGGTGATAAATTCATAGCCATTGCTTGACCAGTAGCTTCTGCATCTGGTGCAGGGTCAGTGCCACTAAAGTTTTCTTGCATAGCCATTACAAGAGTGTTTACTTGTTGATTACCATAAACTCCAAATCCCCAAGAAGATTTAAGACCCCATGTTGAAGCTGATTGAGCAGATATTTCTGCGATAGTAATATTGTCTCCAATTGCTGTACCTAAAGCAATTGAAATTGGGAAACTTCCAGTAGTTATAACTTCAGGGTCATATGACAATGACATGGTCATTGGAAGACCTGTAGGTTCTGCAACAAAAGCAGCAAATGCAGTTACTGTAGCAGGGGCAGAGACAGTTAATGAATTTCCTGTTGCAGTTAAATTTGAATCTCCATCGAATGATAAACCTGCACTACCTTCAAATGCAGTTATAGTTTGACCAGTTACAGCAACTACTTGAATTGATGCACCCCATCCTTCAACTCCCCATCCGTCTGAACCCCATCCTGTATTAATTTCATTATCAATTACTACGTCATTCAATGACATAGTCATTGGAAAATTGTTTGCAAAAGCTTGTCCTCTTATACCCCAAGCATTAATATTCCATCCTAGTCGTCCCCAACCAGCATTTATTTCTGTATCAATTAAAACGTTATTGTCCAAAGACATGGACATAGAATTACCAGCAGGGATTACTGTACCATATCCATTCCACACACTTGTTCCCCAAGTGAGTCTTCCCCAACCTGTACTTGATGATTGTTCTACTTGTCCAAGATTTGCAGATAAACCAAAACCAGTTACTAATTGATTTCCTGTATTAACTGATCCCCATTCACCAACGTTCCAAGTGTTTGCTCCCCAACCTAAACCTGGATAACCTGCTACACTTCCTAAAGTAAAAGACGCACCTATCCCAGTTACAGAAATATTATTTACATCTGTATTCCAAGAATTGTCGCCCCACGATGCTTGACCCCAAGTGGTTGCCATAGGAGATTACCTCCTAAGATTAACCAGAGATCCTTAGAATCGCTGCTGTTGATGTTGGCGCTGGAAACTGAATTGTGAAAGTTCCTGATGTAGCTGTTTTATCTGCTCCAAAATCTAGAACACAAACTGATGCATTAGTTGTATCAGAAGATGTGTTGTAAATTAAAGCACCTCTAGCAGTTAACGTCACTCCAGTAAAAGATCTGTCTGCAAAGTCTGTTCTTGCTACACCAGCAGTCATAGAAGTTCCTGAGTTAACAAGAAGACCACCGCCAGAAGCGTATTGACCACTCGCTCCAACTTGTCCAGTTGTAGTAAAAGATGTAGTTGCAGAGTTTAGAGTTGCTGTTGAAGAGTAAAGAGCTAGTTTAAACTTATCACCACCAGTTTGTTTGAAATTCATGTCAGCTTCTAAAAGCTGTTTTTTAAATGAATTACAAATTGCTTGTGTTATTGCCATAGTTTATCTCCTTATTTTCCTATTCGAGGAACACCACTTTGGTATTCATCCCGTCTTCTTCTTCCCATTTGTTCAATTGAGAAGCCTTCAACCACTTGTTTATACTTTTGTTCGTATAATTGCAAGAGGTCTTGTGGGCCTTTTAAAAATCCATAAGCCTCAACTAGGCATGCATACAAAAGTCCATTGGGAAAATTCAAACTTAAATATGTTGTTGTATTTGTACTCGATAATCCAGCATCTTTCAAGATATAATTTAACTGAATTGTGTAAGTCGCATCTGGAGTTGGAGCAAATACTAGATGGTTTTTGTCCCACCAACTATAGTATTTTGGAACCCCTGTAGTTTCTAAATTATTAAACTCTGACATAAAGCTAGTATCTCTCCACTGTAAAAAATCTCTATTATTAGCTGAAGATGTTCCATCAGAATCTACGATTTGAGCAGATCTAATGACCAATGCATTATCTGGAGTTTGAATAAATCTTGTATTTACAACTAAGTTTGCTGTTGCATATCTTCTATTATTGTCTGAGTCTACATCTCTAAATATTCTAAATTCAGCATCTTCAATAATACCATTTAAAATAGTGTCAGATAAAACGGTTGATCCAACTTCTGTGTAATCTCTAATTTTTGTTTTTAATTCGTCGTATGTCATAATTATAAATTTGTACTTGTGAAGTTATTATTAACAGGACCTGCGAGACAATTCAAGCCTCCTCCTGGTCCATATTCATCTATAAAGAAAGTGCCTTCATCATTCTCTTTTAAATTATAACTATTAGCAATAGTTATTGTTGAAGGTTGCCCTGCTTGACTTTGAGTTGTTTCATTTAAAGAATCAACTAATCTTGCTCCAAATATCTTGGCTCCGGCATCATGGGAACTAGCTGTAGTATTTTTAGGTTTAACTCCTCTAAATGGAGCGTTAGTTCCTCTAACTAAACCTGATAATACTTTTGTAGAGCTATCATATGCTGTATATTGAATTACTTCATTTTCAAAAAATCCTGTTGTAGGATTTATTTTTTCAATAACTATATAACCACCATCTCTATAAAAACCAAGATTATCATCTACAGCCAAAGAAGTATCTGTAGAAGTTATGCTAGATTTTAAGGTGGTTGATAATTCTAATGCTTGAATACTTATTTGTAAAGCAGTTGTGCTTGATGATAAATTTGATTTTATACTCATTAACCTCACTACATCATTTACTAATATTCCACTGTTAGGTTGAGTTACAACATAAACAGCAGTCCGATCACCATCAATAAAAACAGCGCTTGTAGTAATGGGATTTTCTGGTAAAAAATCTGGAGTAGGTAAAGGTGCAACTTGTGGTCTTGCTTTTTGTAAACCTTGTGGATCAGCAACAAATGGTCTTGGCTCAAGTTGTGGTTGCTTACGTTCGAACTCTGAGTAATGCACAAATGCACCATTCCATTCTGTAACCATTTCTCTCCACGGAAAAGCTAATCCGCTTCGGTCAGAGATTGCTAAAGCGTGTTTCCCTTTTGCAAACTTTGCCATTAGATCTCCGGATAATAAGTTTTAGGTGATATGTAAACACTTGAAGAAGAACCATCTTCTTGTAATGCTCTTAATAATTCATCCTCGTAAAGTAATTTCATTTCTTGTGTTCTTTGAGGCGCTTTCTTTTGAGATATGTAATAAGCTAAACCTGCACACATACAAGGTACAAATCTATTAACTACATCTGCTTCATTTGTATATTTACCTGCGTCTTGTAATCTTTGTATATAATAAAAGAAAATAAAATCACCAACTTGATCAGAGCCCGGAGTTAAATATAAAGTTACTGACACCCTATCTATAAATCTTTGAACCCAATATTGAGAAGGCTGACCTGTCGCTGTTTTATTTGAAAAAGCTGAATACTGTGATCTGTTTACTTTTGATAAAGGTGAATCTACATTTTGAGATGTTCTATAACTAGATTCTAAAAGATCTGAAGCCATGTTTACAAAATTATTTACTGAATCATTTTGTGCGTGAGAAGCAGCTGTTGTATTATCAATTCCTCTATCAGTAACCGCTGATAAAATTAAATTATTACCTGAGATAGAACTATACTGCATTATTTCATTATTAATTTTTATTTTACCAGAGTCAGGCATCTGGGCCACAGAAGCAACTGGAATAGTTAAGGCAGTAGCATTTATTGCAGAAGTTAAAGTAGTTGTGATTCCATTTGATGTGCCATCGCTTGGTGATCTATAAATTACATATTCGTTTTGACCACTAACTAAACTAAAAGCGTGTTCTCTAACTTGCCAAAAATGGATACCTCTATTGTCCCATTCTTGAAGCA